GAGGAAAAAGAAGTTGGTCGTGAACATTTGTTTAACTTTTTCGTAAAGAAAAAACTCAAGCATCTAATTTCAGATATACAGGATTTTTAAATGGCAATTCGCATTTCTATCTCAGAAATTTTAACTAAGACCCAAGAACTTAAGAAGGCAGATGATAAAGTCAATTGGCTGCGCCAAAACGATAATGCTGCACTTAGAATTATCTTAAAATATACATATGATAGTAGCGTTAAGTTTTTGATTCCTGATACACCTCCACCGTGGAATAAGAATGAATTTGAAGATGAAGCTAAGTCTTTACTATACCGCGAAGCGCGGCGTTTGAAAATTTTTGTTGAAGGTGGAGGGTATGATAGTCTTAATCAAATAAAACGTGAGCAACTGTTTATCAGTTTACTAGAAGATGTTGATAATGATGATGCTGAAACACTATGTACAATGATTACTAAGAAACCTTTTAAAGGTATCACAAAGAAAGTTGTCGTAGAAGCATTTCCAGATTTAATCGAAGAAGGTAACTAAAGGTAAAAGCTATGGGAAAGAAAAGGAAATCCTTTCGTGAAGCGTGGGAAGATGACGAATGGGGTACCGAACAAAGCCGCGAACGCAAACGTAACGATAAAAAGAAGCGCCAGCGTAAGCAAGCCCGAGAACAAAAATTTTCTGATAGATGGTATGATGAGGATATGAATTTAAAACAAAAAAATTAGCAACTTTTTTATAAGTAGTTGATTTGGTTAGTAATCTTTTTTCATTTAATTTCAAAAAAACAGTTGACATTCTTCCCAGAATAGACTATAATAGTCTTATCAAATGGAAAAACAACTGAGGAAATACATTATGAAAATCCAATCTTTTGACAAAGCTACTCTTAAAGCCCTACGTTCTGAAATGGAAGCAGTGCTTCAAAAATACGGTTCTAAGGCTAATGTTAGTTTTGAAGTTGGCAACATGCGCTTTAGCGATTCTGAAGTAGATATTAAAGTAAAAGCAAAAGTTAACGGTGCTAAAACACGCAGTGACTCAATGCTCGAAAGCATCGTTGCTAACCTTGGATTGAATATGACAAACGCTAAAGGCGATCGTCTAGTTGATTACAAAACACGTTCACCAAAATATCCTTTTGTATTCGAACGTAATGGTTCACGTTACAAATGTTCACGTGATCAAGCTAAACTGTTGTTTGCCAAATAAGTAAAAAAAGGGGGTTGACATTCAATCCCCTTTTTACTATAATAAGAATATATAATGAAATAAGTGAGAAATAATATGCTAAATGAAAAAGTAATCTTAACCGACGTAGATGGAGTTCTTCTTGACTGGCTCTACGCATTTACACAGTGGATGGAACGCCACGGATATGAACAAGTAGACAATGGTGCTGCTGAATATGATATTGGTAATCGCTACAATATTTCTCATGTTGAAAAAGAACGTCTGGTTCGTATGTTTAATGAATCAGCATGGATTCGTAAACTACCACAGCTACGTGATTCTATTAAGTATGTACGTAAGCTTCATGAAGAGCATGGATATATCTTCCGTGTAATCAGCTCTCTAAGCCTAGATACATATGCTGGTCATCTTCGTACTAAAAACTTGATTGAGTTGTTTGGTCCTACTGTATTCGAATCATATGTTTATTTGGATACCGGAGCTGATAAAGATGAAGCTCTTGAAATGTACCGCGATAGCGGATGTTTTTGGATTGAAGATAAGCCGGAAAATGCTGCATTAGGTACTAGCCTAGGCTTAGAATCTATTCTAGTAGATCATCCTTTCAATCAAGATTTTGAAGCTGAATGCCGCTGCAAAACATGGAAAGAAATTTATGAAACAATTGTTGGCTAGTTGCCGACTTAATATTATAAATAAGTCTATACAAACAGGCTTTTATAATGATATAGAGATGAGCCTGAAAATGACTCATCTCTTTTTGTATGAAATAGGAGAATGAATGCCTACCTACACTTTTGAAGACACAAACACCGGCGAACGCTTTGAGAAGCAAATGAAGATCTCAGAGCTCGACGAGTATCGTAACAACAATCCCCATCTAAAAACATTGATTTTAGGGGCACCCGCAATAGGTGACGCCCACCGTCTCGGACTTAAAAAACCCGACGACGGATTTCGTGATGTACTCAGAAACGTTCAACATCATCATAAAAAGGATAATATCAATACTTGGTAGAATCCTATAAGGAGGTCCGTAAATGGCTAAACAACGTAGACTTACTCGCAAAGAAAAACGTCAAATAGAGAGAGACCAAGAGCATATGGCAGGAATTTTAAATAACAAATTTGCTATGAGAAAAATCCAACCACTTACTCCAACTCAAGAAGATTTATTTGATTCATACCGAGAAGACTATAATGTAGCAGCGATTGGAACGGCAGGTACGGGTAAGACAATGTGTGCTATGTACTTAGCTCTCAATGACGTACTTCAAACTGCTGGTTATGAAAGAGTTATTATAATCAGATCTGCTGTCCAAACCCGTGAGCAAGGTTTCATGCCTGGTACTAAACAGCAAAAAGAAGCCGTCTTTGAACAACCATATGCTGATATCACAAACGATCTCTTTGGGAGAGGAGATGCATATAATATACTAAAATCAAAAGGTACTATCGAGTTTATGACTTCTTCATTCGTCAGAGGACTCACTTTTGATAATGCAATTATTATTGTTGACGAATGCCAGTCAATGACTTATCACGAATTAGATACGATTATTACACGCGTGGGAGAATCATCAAAGATCGTATTCTGCGGAGATACAAAACAAGACGACTTAGAGATTTCTAGAAACAGAGCAGACATTTCTGGTTTAGCACAGTTCTTAAAAGTATTGAATAAAATTGATTCATTTGAAACTATCCAGTTCACAACCCAAGATATTGTAAGGTCAGGATTGGTAAAAGAATATATAATGGCAAAAGAACAATTAGAAGCAGCTTAAATTTAATTGGAGATATAAGGATGGCCTTCGGGCCATTCTTACTTTTAGGAGAAATAAAATGCCAAATATAGCAAGAAAGGGTATTGATACCCACATTGGTCATGCATGTAATGGTGGAGGAAGAGGACACCCAAAACCTTTCCACAAAACTCCTTATGTCGTAAGTGGACAAATTAAAGTAACTGTAAATGGCGCTCACGCTGTAACTACTGGTGGCTCTACAGCTTGTGGAGATAATGCTGTTGGTGGATCAGCTAAAGTTACTGCTGGTGGATTGCCTGTTCATAGAGTTGGAGACGCAACAAGCGGTCACCCATGTCACTTTGTTCCAAATGCATGCGGTACTGGTTCACCAAACGTTATAGCATGGACTTAACATGCCAAAGCCGGATTACGCGGGCCTATTTGCCCAATACGAGGTAGAAACAGATCCTGTTATTAGGTCACAGCTCTGGGAACAGATTTATGATTTTAGCCCGCCTAGTCCACTCCCTGAAGGTGAAACAATTGCTGATTACCTCCTTACACCAGAGGAAGAAGAGCTATTTGGATATGTATTAAATGATTACGTAGCACCGAACCCAGGTACTATTTCTGAAGAAAGCCAATTATTCGTATTACCCGATTACGTGGCCGAAGGTTATATAAATATAGGAAATAGTGCTATACCACCATACTTTGTAGAAGGTTATGCAGAAGAAGGCTATGTAATATTAGGTGGATCTGTAGGAACTTTCATAGCATACGTTGGTGAATATTACAACGATTTAGGGGAAACTACGTAAGATGGCTATTACTAAAAGAAGTGATAAAGGCTCAGCTCTAACATATGACGAAATGGATGATAACTTTGAAGCTATCGCTCCACGAGACAGTGCCACCGGCGCAATTCAAATTCCAACAGGTACAACCGGTGAGCAGCCTTCTAGCCCTCAGTCAGGAATGTTTCGCTACAATACTTCTTTAAATGCTTTTGAAGGATATTCTTCTGGTGTTTGGGGATCACTAGGATCCGGCGGAGCCGGCGGCGGAGACGTTAACCAAAACGCTTGGTCAGAGTTTACTGTATCAGGTCAGGCAACAGTGTCAGCTGACACGGCAACAGATTCTGTTAATCTAATCGCTGGTACAAATATGACTATCACTACCGATGCAGGTGCTGATAGCATTACATTCAATGCAACGTTCAATCAAGACTTTGCATATTCAAGTCTTACTGGTGTTCCAACTATTCCTTCCACATTAGAAGATCTTGGAATTACTGATGGATCTTCAGGACAAGTTTTATCTACTGACGGATCTGGTAACTTTAGTTTTGTTGCTCAATCTGGCGGCGGATTACAAGGTGTTCAAGGTTTCACAGGTATCCAAGGTGCTTTAGGTACTACTTTACAAGGTGTTCAAGGTATTACAGGCGCACCAGGAACTCCAGGCGTCGATGGCGCAGATGGAGACCCAGGAATTCAAGGTCCTGCCGGATCTATTCAAGGTATTCAAGGTTTAGTTGGCCCAGGTGGCGTACAAGGTACTGCAGGTTTAGATGGAGATGGTAACCAAGGTGCTCAAGGTTTTCAAGGTGCTTCTGGACCAGCCGGCGATCCTGGTGATGTTGGTGACGATGGTGCTCAAGGTTTTCAAGGTATCCAAGGTGGTGGAGGTCAGGGTGTTCAA